GAAGATTGTGACGATTTCGGAACGCTTTCTATCTTTATTCCCTCAAGGCAAGTAATAGTCTGGGTATCTGGCAGAAAAGTCAAATTGCTAGAGGCTAAAAGGAACTAAATAACCTAACAAGTAAGGAGGAGTAAAGTGAGACCCTTTAGAGCAACCTATAGGCCTGAGGTGTATGACGAGGGTGGGGGCTTCATAGGCTATGATGAGGACAAGGTTGAACAAGTAGTTATAGTTCATATAGAAGCCCACGACTGGGAGCGAAATCCTAACATAGTGTTTGTTCACTCTGATGGTAGATTGGATTCCGCCCCTATGACCTGTTTCTCTGAATGTAAAGTAGACTGGTAAATAAGTGAGTTTTAAGGAGGGGTGAAATGAAAATACAATGGGCTCCAGGCAGCATAGAGCAGGGCAACCTAGTTGACACTATCCTTACAGACAATGACAAGGCAATAGCCCTGAGTACTATACGGGCGCTACGAAAAGCTAATATGATGGGGGACGCACTGGGGGTTCTATCTTGCAGACTCGGGCTTTCAATAGATGCAGTTGCAAGCTGGTACTATACAAAACACTACAAGCTGTAGCATTATATAAGTGAGTTATAAGGAGGTATCTAATACCAGTATATCAACTTATAAGGAGGAAACAATGAGCAAAGACATAGTTCTTGAAGGGGATACTTGCCCAGAGTGCGGGGATTGCAAAGTAGAGGTTGAATCTTGGAATCCGTTTTATCTACATTGTCCTAATTGTGGGGCAAGGTGGGATGGCAGGGGCGAAAGAGTCCCTTGTAAAAACGCAAGCACAACATATTAGGGAGGAACTATGAACACAGTAGAGGATTTAATCAAGCATTGTACAGACAAGGGATTTACTAGAGGACAAGCCTTACGAGTTATCAAGCAAGTCGTAGACCGAGCTTATAAAGGGGTTATCTTGAAAGGAAACGAGGATAAGGTTATAGTTGACAATACGAGAGACTACTGGGCTAACCTAAATACTGGCTCAGCAGATTGGAGGGGGTGAAATGAATTATTCTAAAGGGGACTGGAAGACCCATAAAAACGCACTGGGGCAATGGATTGTATTTACCGACAACGAGCTTATCGCACAAGTTGAAAGACACTACAATACCAAACTCATAACAGCAGCACCTGATTTGTATGAGGCTTTGAAGGAAATAACCGAGCAATTCGGGTTGGTGGATAATCTCTATACCAAAGACCATAGAATAATCTCTAGGGCGGAGCAAGCACTAGCTAAAGCGGAGGGGGTAAAATGAACAAAGGTATGGTATACTGTAGGGAATGTGGTAAGTGGTTTTTCAACAAAAAGAAGCTCAACTTACATCTAATTATCAAACACGGGTACGAGATATCACTGGAGGAGAAATGACCAGAGAAGATTGGATTTGGGAAGAAGCCCAAAGACTAGCTATAGAAAAGCACGATATTGAATTGGAGAATATGCCCCAAGATTTAAGGGAAGCTATGTATAGGATGGCTGAAAGCAACTACCAAGCTTTAGAATATGATAAATTAGTGGAGTTGTGGGAATGAAACATCGGTAGAAAGCTATATAGAGCTTTAATAAGGAATCGGGTTATTAAAGGAGGATTTAATAATGAAAGCTTATGTTTATAAAGATGAGGCTTACCCTGTTTATGGAGTTGTTACAGGCGTTTTGGGGGTGAAGGAGGTGGAAATTCCCGATGAATTATATGAACGATACAAGAGAGTTTCGAAAGAATATGATGAGGTTCAAGCTGAGTTGGAAAAGTATAGTTGTGAGTGATATAAAGCTTTTATAAGGGATTAAGTTATTAATAGTAACAAAACTTTAATATATGCTGAAAGGAGAAGGAAGGATGATATTGAAACCTAAATGCGATAAATGTGGAGGCGTTGACTTTGATATCAAATCAACTGACCCTAACCCGCCAATAACCTATGTTGGTGCCAGTAAATACTTTAAGGGACTTAGGCGGTCACAGATTGTAACGCTAGAGATGCATTATTATCACTATCGAGCAACTTGTAAGAACTGTGGTGCAGAGTATAACTATACTACACTATAGTGGTTGGGCAATGAAGTGGAGAACTATGAACTTTCCGTGGAGAAGCAAATTTAAGTCTCATATAAAGTGGCAAAGAGCCTTAAGGAAATGGCGTAAATTACACCCACCACCAAAACTTGACTATTAATATTAAATATGGTATAATACAGATGCTGGGGTGAAGGATGGTTCGTGTAGGACTAGGCGCCGATAAGAGTAATCGAAGCGGAAAGTAGCCCCAGCTAGGAGGATAGATGAAGGAGAAGAAGGAACGCAACAAAGCACTGAGGAGACTTCGGAAACTAGGGTGCTCATATAAAGACTTAGGCTTTGCTTATGGTATATCCCCTCAAAGATGTTGGCAAATAGACCACAAGCCTGGGTTTTGGAGGAAATTATGGCGAAGAATCTGGATTTATTTCACTGCTCTAGGTGTAAGGTAGAATTATTAGTACCTTATATGTACAGACGGAAACCTTATTGTAAGAAATGCTTTGAAATCAAAAAGGAGAAGAAATGATACTAAAATGTACCTGTAAAAATGAGTGGATGGACAAGAGGTATGGTATAGGTAATAGAGTCCACAATCCGTGCAAACCCAAAGAGCCTGGTAATCACTACAGGTGTGTAGTATGCCTAAAGGAAAAAAGCTTATGATGTCTAAGGATAAGGAAATGAAAAAGGATAATGAAGTAATACAAACCGAATCAATGAAGGGTCAGTGGTGTCCATTTGCCAAAAATGTTATCTGCCAGGAGGGTTGGTGTAATGAGTGCTGGTTATATAAAACATATAAGGAGGCGAAGAAATGATTGACCGACTACAGGAACAAATCAAGGTGGTGGCGGAGGCTAGGCAAAGGCTACAAGAGGCAACCGAATGTAAAACTTCAGCTTATCAGAGATGGCTTGAAACTAATCAAGTTCTTTTTGATAATGAGGCTAATGTTAAAGAAACCTGCTCAGAAGCTGAGAATAAATTAAGAGAGCTTACACTCCAAGCTTATGCTGAGACAGATAACAAAGCGCCAGCAGTTGGGGTGGGTATCAGAGAACGAACAATCCTGACCTATGATGGCAAGATTGCCCTTGACTGGGCTAAGGCTCACAAGATGGCACTTCAGCTAGATAAGAAAGCCTTTGAAAAAATAGCAAAGGCAGACCCCCCAGACTTTGTTAAGATTACCACCGAACCACAGGTTACAATCGCAACTAATTTAGATGATAAGATTAAGGGGTAAGGAGAAGGGAAATGACAAAAACAATTCTTAGAATCATTGGAGTTTTAGTTGGAATGGGGATGATTCTCCCAGTATTGGCACCACATATCGGGTGGGTTACTGATTGGGAAGTAGCTAGTGAATCAGCTCGTTTAGTGTTCAGTGTAATAAGCGGAGCAAGTGCTGGGCTGGGGCTATTCCTAATTGGATTATTAAGCGGTTTGTGGGAGTGGATTTATAATAAAGTGTCATAAGGAGGAGAAGTAATGAGTAAGACACCTGCTAGTATTACAGCAAAGGAATGGGGCAAGGCTATTGCGGAGGATAGGGTAGATGAAGTGGAGGGTTATTGTGCCCTGTGTGGCAAGAAGGTCAATGGGCTTATGTGGTGCTTTGGATGTGAGGCTTTTATCTGCGAAGAATGTGATGAAACAAAGGTCTGTGGCTATGACCACATTCCCAAAGACCATAAGGAGGAGAAATGAAAAAGGAAATGATATGTCCTATATGTGGGGCAGACCTAGGGATATTACCCCTAGTTGTAAAGAGTGATACTATGTCTTGCCCTAAATGTGGTAGGGAAATAATTCCACTAGCTACTCCGTGGGAGGTAAAATAATGAAGGACGGAGACATAATTTGACATTGTCGTTTCTCTGTGGTATAATTAGTATCAGGAGGGATAAATTAAATGACTATAGACGAAGCAATCGAAAGACTTATTATTGCTCAAGGGGGGCTTAAAGACTATCACACTCAGGAGTTTATAGATGCCATCAAGCTAGGTATTGAAGCTCTGAAGGGATTGGAGTGGTGCAGGCGGAACACTAATTGTCCATTTACCAAACTACTACCAGGGGAGACCAAAGACTAATAAAAAGAGGTAAATTGAATGAGCATACTCGATAATCAAGCATTAAAAAGATTACAAGAAAACTTACTACTAAAAGCAGACCAGAACAAGATACTAACCAAACGACTAGGCTTATCTACTCCGTGGGGGGTAAAATAATGGCTAGTCTAAATAAGGTTTTAATAATAGGGAATGTGGGGACTGACCCCGAGATGAGATTTTCGCCTAACGGTAATCCTGTGGTCAATTTCTCAGTAGCAAGCAATGAAAAGTTTGGGGAAACCGAACACACGGAATGGTTCAAAGTTACTGCCTGGAATAAATTAGCTGAAACCTGTAACCAATTCTTATCTAAAGGGCGTCAAGTCTATGTTGAGGGCAGGTTACAAACCCGCAAGTGGGAAGATAACGATGGCAATACTCGCTACTCAACAGATGTAATTGCTAATAGAGTTTTGTTTTTAGGCAAGCGGGAAGAGGAACAAAGTAAGCCTGAGGAGAGGGAAGAACGGAATGAATTAGAGCCAGAAGATATACCATTTTAAGGAGGGACGATGAATCAATCAGAACAAATAAACGAACTAGCAGTAGCACTATCAAAATTTCAGGGGGAGATGACATCGGTAAAGAAGGATGCTGTTAATCCATTCTTCAAGTCCAAGTACGCCACGCTTGACACAATTTGGGAAGCTATCAGAAAACCCCTATCAGATAACGGTTTGAGTGTAATACAAACACTGGGTATTGGGGAAGGGTTCACGACATTGGGAACCAAGCTGCTCCACACTAGTGGTCAGTGGGTTGAGGGTTCAATGCCACTCAATCCTGAAAAGGACACACCACAAGGATTAGGCTCGGCAATAACTTATGCTAGACGTTATTCTTTAAGTGCCATACTTGGTATAGTAGTAGATGAGGATGATGACGCTGAATCTACTAAGAGGAAGGGTGAAAAGGCTAAACCAGTGGTCAAACAGACTAAAACTAATAAACGACAGAAAAAAGTAGAGTTCGATACGACCACACTCCCAGGGGCACTAGCCTTTCTAGAAAACAAAAACCCCAAGAAATGGGGACATCTTGTAGTAGCCACTAGACTATCAGACAAATATGGTGTAACAGGAGATACTATAGAAGAGCTTGTCGAGTTGTTAAATCCTGAACAGAAGAGGGAGTTTATTGACATTGTATCCCAAGCTGTGGTAAAATTGAATACTTAATAACTTGCCGGTTACACTCACTAGTTTTGGTCGGTCTAATAAGACTGTAGGATGTGGGTGATTAAAATGAGCTAGCAAGAGGTGCCAGCTACTACTGAGTGGCTCACATAAGAGCTAGTTGGTACAGCCTGAACCGAGTAAGAACCCGCCGTGCACAATACCCTAAGCGGGGGCAGGGAACGGAAAGGTTCAGGTAGGGACTCAAAGTACACACCTTCACGTGGTGAGTTCTGTTTAATGCTGAGTGTACTAAAGGAGGAAAAGATGGATAAAGATAGTGCTGAATATAAAAGGGTAAGGGAGGAAACAGCTAAGGCTTTTTATGATGCTGTGTTTCCTAGTGCTGACTGGGATGAGCCGTCAGATTACGAGAAACAACCCTTTTATAACAAGGCTGACCAAATCCTCTCCATTAAAGGGTTAGCTATATTAGCTGACGACCAGAGTTGTAAGATACAACGCCTTGGAAGCCAAGAATATGAGGATACGGACTTCCCAACTGTCTATTGTGATGTAAGGAGGACAATCTAATGACAGAACAGATTGATAAGGTAAGGGAGAAGATAGGTGGGGAATTGAGCCAATTAAGTAGCTCGTTGTTAGCTTGGAGGTCTTGGGGTACAGTTGCCCCAGATAAAATCCACGAACTTAAAGAAACTAGCACCGACGAAATCATTTCTCTAATCCGACCCCTGATAGAACAAGCCAAGCAGGAAGTGGCTAGAGAGATATTTGAGGAACTGGAGACAAGTACTACTAGATATATTTGCGATGATGAATGGAACAAAATCAAGTCCCGCTATCTAGGTAATAAAGGGGGCGGAGAATGAGTAAACAGGATGAGTTATGGGAGAAGGCTAAACAACATTTCAAACAGGAGGTAGCAAAACACCTATTTGAATATGTGGAGGGCAATTACTCAACCGCACTAATGGCTAAGGAGTTAGGCTTATCGCTTATAGATTTCCACCAGGTGTGTCTCGGGATTGCTAAACTTTGGGGTTCAAAGCAGGAGAATCTGGACAGGTTTGAGTTAGGAGAGAGCATCAAGAACTATGCTGCTAAGTGGTTTGATAGGGGCAGAGAATATGGACAGACTAAAATCACCAAGGACATGCTAACTGAATTGGAAGAAGAAGGCAACCAAATCCTAGACATCATTCCTGGTGTAGAACAAGCCAGGAAGCGGGAGAGACTTGCTGTTGTAGAGGAAATCAAAGAATTGTGTATTCCGCTAGAACTGATAAGCTCCAATAACAAGGGGGTTGTCTTAACATTCCAAGACATAGAGCTTCTAAAGGAAGAGAAATGAAGCATAGCTCTTGGTACTATCACAACAAAGCATTAAGGGAACACCCCGAGTATCAAATGGAGGGAATGCTAGATTGTCTCAGGGAAGAGATGATGCTGAATATGCCTTACCCAAAAGAGGTATTCGAATACCCGAAAAGGGTAACACAAAAAGAACCTTGGACTAAAAAGCAATGGGATGTGGTAAATCAATTACGCCTAGACCAAGTAAACCTTAGAAATACCCTTTATAGAACCCTAAAAGAAATAAAAGCAGCGTCTGCCTCTAAACGTAGACCTAAGTATATATAATAAACTATATATAAGGGATAAGGAATCGTAGCTGTGTTCCTTACCATCCTTACAAGCTAGGCGTGAGTTCCTTACGGGAGCTTACATTCCTTACAAACTTACAATCCTTACGGGGAGTGAAATGAATAAACCATATTATCAAGACTCGTATGTTACAATATACAATGCTGACTGCCGCTTAATCTTACCTGAATTACCGAAGGTGGACTTGGTGCTAACTGACCCGCCATACGATAGCCAGCATCCTGAATACGGTGTTTTTGAACCTTCGCTACTGTTATCCTTAAAGTGTAGACAGCTTATATTCTGGTCAGCAAGGGATGACTTTCCCCTTGATTATACAGCTATACATATCTGGGACAAATACTGTGGGACTATTTCTGTATATGAGCGTATCTTTGAGCGGAATGGACAAACAAATTACAAGGTTTATAGGGGGCAGAAGATACAGAATAATATAACTGCTCAAATAAATAGAGATGTGGTAACAGGGCATCCATCGCAAAAACCTAGGAAGGTGATAAATCCACTAATAGCTGAAAATAGTAAAGTGGGTGATGTGGTGCTTGACCCATATATGGGAACTGGGGTAGTGCCAGAGCAATCCAAGAAATTAAACCGCAAGTGTATAGGTATTGAGATAGAGGAAAAGTATTGTGAAATTGCTGCCAAGAGATGCTCGCAGGCGGTTATGAGGTTAGATATATAATGACAGAGAAGCTAACACAAGAACAATTATGGGTGTGGATTCAACTTGGGGATGAGGAGTTTGACCTTGAGAGCTTACGGAGAAGATATGGCATTAGTGCTGAAAGCTCGGTTTTCTATACTTCTATAAGCAGATTTCTCGAAGATAGGAAAATTAAGCGGCTAGGTCGTGGTAAGTATCGCAGGGTTAAAAGGGTTGAGCCTGTTGTCTGGTGGGAGGGTGACACTGAAGACCCGTTAGATTTTAGGTTTCCTCGCAGTTATGATGATGATACTGAATTCGGGATTGAGAATATGGTTGAGGTCTTTGCGGGTGATATGGTATTGCTAACAGGAAGAACTAATGGGGGCAAGACGGCAATAGCTCTCAGCATTTTAGGTGAGAATTTAGACTTAATGAGAGGAGTTCTTATGGGGAGCGAATATACAGCAGCTAATGGGCAGGCATCTCCTAAATTTAAAAGGCGGATGAAGAGAATGTCTTGGGCTAATTGGTTAAAGGATGGCAAGCCTCGCTTAGACCTGCTACCAGTTGGTTCTGATTATGAAGATTATATAGAAGCTGATAAGCTTAATGTAATAGACTGGATTTCTTTACCAGGTGAATATTATCTAATAGACAAGGTGCTGAAAGCTATCAAGGACAGGGTAGGAAGGGGTGTAGTTGTGGCAGTTACGCAAAAGAATAAGGGTGCTGAGTTTAGTGAGGGTGGCGAAAGGTCTGAACGATATGCTGATGTTGTTTTGAAGATAGATTCATTTGGGAAGAGTGAGAGCTTATTAACTATTGGAAAGGTAAAAGCCCCCAAAGGAAAAGCTACTGGTAGAACATTTGCTTTTGAGATAATAGATTATGGCGCTAATCTATTAAATATCCGAGAGGTAGTTAAGTGTAATAACTGTCGAGGGAAAGGATATACTGGAAGAGCCGACAACTGGAAGCGGTGTACTGCCTGCCACGGCTTAAGGTATGTTGAAAAGGTTTGACTATCTAATCTAAATGTGGTATAATGGGATATAGTGAAAGGAGAAGGGGGTGAAAGTATTTCCTTACTGGGGAACGCAAATAGGTTTTGGCTTTGCTATCTGGGAGACTGGAGCAGAGATATTCCTACCCTATATTATGCTTCGGCTTATGTATCGGAGTAACAGATGGCTTCGTATATTATTGAGACCTTTACTTTGGTTTAAGGACAATGAAGTGGAGGGTTAGAGTTATGAAGAAATTACTACCTGAACCAAGATTTGATGACGTGTTTTATAAAGGACTTGAAAATATGAACAGGGCGGAGGAAGAGGATGTCAAGGCTGAGAAATGGGTATCATACAAGCCTTATTTCAAGAAGTGCCTTAAATGTGCCTCCATGATTGAGTGTATGAAAAAGGGCAAGAAGTGTCTGGCAGAGAGTGATATAGAACTGTGATACAAAGTGTAGGCATTTGTAATACAAGTGCCGACGAATAGTAACAAAACTTTAATATATGCTGAAAGGAGTATGTGAGATGAAACTAAACTGGGATAACTTAACTAAAGAGGAACGAGCAGAATATATGAGACTTCAAATGTCACCCTCGTATGGGGCAAACAGCTCTTACTACCCAGAAGATGTTAGTGATTGTGGAGCTTGTGGGCAACCTACTATGAGGGCAAGTTGGTGTAAGCGTTGTCTAAACAGATACAATGAACTAGACGGTAAGCTGCGAGGTTCATGGGGCAATGAGGTAGAGTCGGATATAGAGTTATGACCTTTTATGCGATGATTGTTGCGTTAAGGCTGACTTTAATAGCAAAGAGCGTCATTAAACAAAGCGGCATTAAGCTTTAATATATACTAAAAGGAGAAGGGGATATAGATAAAGTAGTATTAACAACATGGCGGTATAAGGGTGGCTATGAAGTGAGGGAGGAACTATTATCTACTGATTTTGAGGCTATCCCACTTGGTGAGCAAAATAGAGTAGGAGGAGATAGGAAATGATTGATACAACTAGCCTAGAAAAGAACTTACAAGATAAATTAGATGAGATATTGTGGAGCTACCAAATTGATGTAAGCAAGGGTTATGATGAAGAACAGGCTAGGAAGAACGCTATTTATAGGATAATTTGCGTTGTGAAGGCCAAAATTATGAAGCCAAAAGTTAAACGATAATAGCACGAATATACTGAAAGGAGAAGGGAATGAGACAAGTCAAGGAACATGCTGAAGCTATTTCTGCTTTAAGACAGCGAGGAGAGGAACTAACCTTTGTTCCCGAACTGCCCCATTCAATTTTTGCCTATACTCGCCCTGATTTGATTGGTAAATACTACAAAACTTATTCGGGTGAGATAAAGATAATTCAGGATGCCGCAGAGTTTTGTAATCCTCATTATATATTTGATGGTATAGCCCTGAAAATTGAGGGTTATTGGAGATTTGGTTGCCCTAAAGTATTTATCTGGGGTAATGAAGGAGAGATGGGGTTATGAAGAAGGGTAGGGTATTACTCCCTTGGTTATTGGCAACGGCAATGGCAGAAAGTACGGCTATTGATTGGGGTTCTACTATGCTTGATATTGGTGTGGGCAGTAGAACTTATAAACGCATTCACCATAGAAGCCAGAAAAAACTCAGGCGATTAGCAAGGCAAAGAGGGTTATGAAGAAGGTAAGTGATAAGGTTCTTGACGATTTAGTAAGAAAATACATAAGGCTTATTTCAGGCGGGTACTGTAAGCGGTGTGGCGAATATGTAGGAGTGGAAAACATCGAGGTTGCCCATTTATACAGAAGGAGCAGAAAAACAGTTAGATGGGATTTAAGAAATGTTTATCCCCTGTGTAAGAATAACCCTGCTACAGGCAAAAAGGGGTGCCACCAGACTATAGATGATGACCACATAAAGAAGGCATCCTTCCAATATGATGTAATGACTAAAGAGGAAGTTGCTGAATTAGAGCGAATAGCGACTATGACCTTAAAGGAATACCCTATAGACCGTGAGGCAATCAAGGCTAGTCTAAAAGAAAAAATAAGGAGGTTGGAAAGTGGAAGCTGAGGAAGTTGCCAAGCAAGCCAATATTATTTGTAAGAGAAGGGGGTATGTTACCGTATTCAAGGAGGCGGAAGTGAGGATTGTATTAGAGGCTATCAAGGAATTGGAGGGCAAATGTCTAATTGGAAAGATACAGTGATGGATAGAACAGGACTACCAGCTTTTTGTGGTTCGAACACCACCAAGTTTGTGCTGGAAGCCCAAGCGGAAATATCCTTTAAGGCGGGATATAAGCAGAGAAAGGATGAGGAGCTGCCATACTATAATGAGGAAAGAGAAATAGGCAGGAAGGCAGGGATAAGGGAAGTGGTGGAACAAGCTAATGGATTAGCTAATTGTGGTAAAGAGCTTGCAATAGTTATAGATGACAAGAATTATGATGTTGATTCATTCACGACTCAACCTATGAAGAATGCTCTTTACAAGTGGCAAGCTAAGCTAAAAGAATGGAGGTTAGAATGAAAAAGGAAATTGTTTGGATATGGCATAGGGTAGGTGAAGGGGTAAATTGGGTTACATTTGCCTTGTATCCAACAGAGATTACATATACAGGGATATAAATGATTGAGGCAATCAGTATCTATGTTGTTGGGATATTGATAGGGGCAGTCGTTGTTATCCTAGTTGCCCTTTGGTGGATACGTAGAGTACTGTTATAGGAGGGATAGATGCCATTACCGAAATTAGGAACAATGGAATGGAGCGAGGAAGTCAGATTTTACATCAACTCCACTGAAACAGACAGGATTAAGCGTGCCAAGAAATATGGGATTAAAGTGTCATCCTATGAAAGGATGATGCGAAAGCGTGGTATAGGTGCTACGGAGAAGGAAGCGAATGTAGTAATTGAAAACCTTGCCCCGCCAGAGAGAATACCATATCCTGACCTAAATATTATACCCTTCTCACCACCGAAATCAAATAGGGATGAAGAGGACTTGGGCGTTGTAATAGCAGACATTCACACTGGAAAGAAAACAGAAAGCTACAGTATTGATATTATGCGACAAAGGTTTGCTTCACTTACCAAGAGCATAATGACAATTATCAACCTACACCGACCGATACGCAAAGTGTGGGTATTTGATGCTGGAGACAATGTCCAGGGGGAAAATCCATACCAAGGTTCTAAGCTAGGTGAGACTGAGTGTGGGGCTTATGAGCAAATCTACAGCTATGCCATCCCTATATTCTCCGACTTTTTGGTGTCTCTATCGCAAGGCGTGTCTGAGATAGAAGTGATAGGTGTTGACGGCAATCACGGGATATATGATAAGGTGTCTCCTAGAAAGACCAACTGGGATGGTTTCTTTTACTCTGGCTTAAAGTCAGCATTACAAAACCAGAAGAATATCCACATTCACCCGCCAAAGACTTTCTATCAATTAGTTAATATCAGGGGGTTTAGGTTTTTCTTGATACACGGAAACCAAGTGTATGCCACGCAGGGTATTCCGTTATTTGCGATGAGGAGAAAGATGCAGGAATGGTATGCCTATGTGGGTGGGTTTAATTATGGCTACGCAGGTCATTTTCATTCTGGTGCGTATGACCAAGTTAATTCACACGCTGACTATACCATTTGTCCGCCGTTGGTTACTGGGGATAGTTGGGCACTTGAAAAGGTGGGTAGAGCATCTGAGCCTGTTCAATTATGCTTTGGAATACATAATCATTACGGCAGGACGTTTGAATATAAATTACGGACAGATAATAAATTTCTGCCCCAAAGATACGATGACCCTGAAGGCGTAATAACAATAGGGAGGTAATGGGTGATATTCAACGATGAGCACAAAGTAATAATTGGCACAATGAATAAGGCAGAAGCGAGTGCTTTTGTGAAGTTTCTAAAGAGTGAAATTCTTAGACACCACGATGATATTAAACAAGCTAGGGAGTTGATAAAACTAATAGAAAGTGAGGAGTTCCCAGAATGATAGGATGGTTAGGTGTCGGATTTGGACTCTTGGTAGCACCGCCCCAGTTATGGAAAATTCTTAAAACTGGTAAGACTGAGGGGATTTCGCTATGTACCTATGCGTTTCTTACACTTGCCTTAATATGTTACTTAATTCACGCTATCTGTATCAAGGACGCAGTATTTATTACAGCCCAATCTATTAATCTTGTTACAAACTCCATTATCTTATATTTACTGGTGAAGAAGTGAACAAACCCAAAGTGATGTTCAAGGCTAATAGTGCTGTTCCTCTGATAACAGACCACTTGAGATTATATGGGCAAAGTCCTGGTGTTGATAGTGCCAATGCCCTTATACTGGAAATGATTGAATGGGCGTGGGATATGGGGCACGGAGACGAACGCCCCTGTCCTGTAAACGATAAAGAAGAGATAAAGCGGAGAATTAAGTGGTAAAAAATGTGGACTAAAGAGCAAGTAGAAATCTATATTGAGTATTATTATCAGCTTGAAAAGCACGAGTTGAAGTTTTGGCAGGAGACCTTTTCTTATAGAGGGGTAGATGCTATTCGTGCCAGGGGAACTCGCTATACAGCACCATTTATTCCGCAGGCTGAGAAAAATATAGAATTCGACTTTGCCCTTAAAAAATTGGGTAAATTAGGTGAGAGGGTATTTCGTTTAAGATACCTGGATGGCTACGGCTTAGATAAGATAAATGAGATGCTTGAAGAGCCTTATAAAGATATCGAAAGTGCGTATTTTACAGTCAAGAATAAGGTTATGGATTATTTGGTAAGGAGAAGATAATGGGATTAAATAAGCAGAAGGGCAATATGTATGCCTTTGTTACTCATACTTGGAATCCGATTAGGGGTAAATGCCCTCACGATTGTTCTTATTGCTATATGAGGACATACCCACAAGGCGATTTTAGGTTCGTTGAGAAGGAAATGGAAACTAATCTGGGTGAAGGTAATTTTATCTTTGTGGGCAGTTCAACTGATATGTGGGTAGGGGAAACTCTTGGGGATTGGGTACTTAATACTTTGAGGCATTGCTGTAAATATCCACTTAACCGCTACCTTTTTCAAAGTAAAAACCCCGCCAGATTCCTACCGTTTATTGATTTTATGCCTGCTGATTTTATTCTTGGCACAACCATAGAAACTAACAGGGATTATGAGGTGTCCCAAGCTCCCACGCCAGAGGCTAGAGCATTAGCAATGTATGATTTACCTATGCCCAAGATGATAAGCATAGAGCCGATTATGAACTTTGATATGGAAGTGATGATGCGTTGGATTAGTGATATTAAACCTGAATTCGTGAGCGTCGGGGCTGATAGTAAGGGACATAAATTGCCAGAGCCTGACCCTTTAAAAATCGCTATGCTGGTTAAAACATTAAAGGAAATAACCACAGTTAAAGTCAAGGATAATCTTAAAAGATTGTTGGAGCAATAAGGAATGGGATGGTGAGAAATGGAACTCTGTATGAAGCATCAAGGGAGACAATTAAAGAAAAAGGATTGCTGGTGGTGTAAATCTAAAGAAGAACAGAATAAGATATTAAGGAGGGTATTTAATGATAAGATTAACAGATGAAGAGATAGAAGCCATAATCCGTAAAAGGTTCTGCCTCTTTGAGTTGGATGAGGAGGGGGAAGAAGACAGAAGGGAGTGTCTCTACAGCTTACTCAAAGCCCAGTTAAAAAAGGTGGTGGAGTTGATTAAGGAAGACCACGATAAACCTAAAAGAATAGGCGTTGGGTTAAATCTAAGCCTTGATTTCTGGCGGGCTTTATTAGAAGAGGTAAAAGAATGAACAAAATAGAAAAGGGATTGTCTCGGATAATAGGTAGAGCTATCAGGAAAAATGATGCGGGTAGAAAGGATATAGGGATTTACTCCTTAGTAGAAGATACAGTTAAAGAAGCCATAGAATTTCTTGACTCTGAGGATGTAGTGAGAAAGGATAGGCGTTATGGTATGGATATGGATACTAGGGGCGGTTATAACTGGAAAGAGGTATTTTTTGTAACCCCATTAATAAAGGAGGAATCAGATGACAATAATGAAGTGTCCTAAATGCAGTGGTTTAGGGAAGATAGTTTACTATGAGACTTCGTCTGCTGCTGGAAACTACGAGGAAACTTGCTCTAGTTGTGGTGGTAAAGGCTATGTTGCTGGTAAAGGAGAAGGAGTGAAAGTTAGGATACCAAGAGAGATTAAGGTTGGGGCACATACTTACTCAATAGGGTTTTCCCCACACCTACATTGCGATGAGGCTAGGTATGGGAACTGTAATCACCGCACGCAGGAAATTCAGCTTTGGGCAGAGTCCCCACCCAGTTTGAGGGATGAGAGTTTGATACACGAAGTAATCCATATAGGAGAATTGTGTTATAGGATTGATGTATCCGATTCAGATATTGATAGAATCGCCCACCTTATACTTGAATTTTTGGTACGGAATCTCGGGATTGAATTTGACTGGTCTGAGATTTCAAAAGAGCCTTAACTACCACAAGAACCACTTCTTGATTTTCTTTGCTTAGTTGCTTGCTTAGATAATAAATTTTCCAACCTAACCTAGCCAATTTATCAACCCTGTAGCAGTACCACCAACTATCCCAGCAGCAGAGATGACTCGGATAATCCACTTGATGCTCGTTTTGTTAGATGATATTTGTTTCCACTGTTCTACGACAGAGCCATTAAGGTCGGTTAGATGCTTCTCTTGCTTTTCAGTTAGCTTGTAGATGTTGCGAGTTCTCTCATCGATTCTACCAAAGCCTTCCTTTAATTCATTAACAGCGTCTAATATCTTTTGGGTATTATTTGTTCGCATTGATACTTCCTTTACCAATAAATACTGCTACAATAGCACTGAGAACGCACCAGATGGATGAGAGGGCAGTGTAATGTCCTGTTGAGTATAAAATATCACCACTCAATTGTAATACCGCATTTTAGATTCCTGTCCGAGGGGTCAATGTCGAATATGTTTATTATAATTATAAACATCCATAACTTTATTTGAAATTTCATTTTCTCTTCCTCCTAGTAGACGATGGCTATTACCAACCATTTTATATGTTCATCCCTTAAATACCATTTATCCATATCTACATTGTTATCACCACGACAGCGATAAATTCTACCTTTCTTATCTTCTTTGATTTCTACTATGCGGTGGACAATCTTTGTAGTATAGATTTGATAAATTACAATGTCGCCAACAGCTAGTTTAGCGTGGTCAAAGTTATCAGTTGCTATAAGATTATGTGAAAAATCTAAAAGCCCATCCATTGAGTTCGTATCGGCTATGCTAAATATTGTAACATTTGGCTTTAATTTAATAGTAAGGAGTCCGCCATCATAACTAATCTGTTCTCTCTTAATCCAGTCATTTGGACTGATTCTTTCGGCTCCGCTCTTTTTAAGATAGAAACCACGCAGAAGCCTCATTATAAACTTTATCATTCAACTTCCTCTTTAATCATTCTTTTAAGTTCAGCCATAATTATCTTTACTTGTCGTTCCTCAAGGTTATTGATTTTCCTCACGCTAATTGATGTGCTAGAATGTAAGAATTAGTCAATACTTTGGTATCAAATGCTGTTGCTGTTCCTTGTGCCCATTGAAGCTGGACATTACCAGCATTAGCTCCACCAATATAGACATAACGAATCAATACTTGCTTGTCCTCCCCTCCACCATCTAACCATTGATTGGTAGTCCCATCTAGTTCACTCCTTAAGGCTGAACCTCCAAAATCAGTGTATCTCTTTAGACTTGCCCCAGTAGGAATCGTAAAGGCATATCTGAAGTCGGCATCGGAATTAGAGAGAACACGGATAAGTAGCAGAAATTCCCACACCTCATTAGCAGCCACAGCAAATAGAAGATGGTCATCATTCTGGAGGGTGTTACTATTGTTTACCGTCTCATCAGCGGTTTTAAGAACGACTGTAGGCATAGAAGGAGTAGCCCATACCGCATCAGTGCCATCACTTTTTAGATATTGCCCATTTGAACCAAGTGCTAGTCGTTCTATGGCAGAAGCACCACGCCTGAATAAATCACCCCTAGTTGTTAAGATATTCCTTAATACATATTGAGTATGGTCATCATCACCTAATCCAGTTAGAGCTAGTCCGTGGTCAAGCTGTCCGCCTTCAGCACCAGCCGATTGATGGGTATGGTCTCCAGCCCCTGCGGTATGCTGTGCTTTGGCGGTGCCCGCTTTGTGTGCTGATACATCAACGCCATCTACATTGCCAGCAGTAATTAGGTTATCAACAGTTAAGTCATCACCAATAACAACTGCCCCATCTAGACCTTTCAAATAGCGGAGGTTATCTTTCAAGTGAGTATTAAGCAGAGCTGCGGTAACCACCTCACCAGTAGTCCAAGTTCTTGGTGTAGTCCATCCCATTAGCTCATCTCCTTAATATGTAATTCGTTTTCCTTAGCCAAACCCCTTATTGTTTCAGGGTATTTCCAGTTACGATTAGGGATAGGGCGTGGCTCTAGTAAAGTTTCTATTTGTAGCTTGTTTCTGGGCACAATAACCTTATAGAGTTTACCATCTATTGCTTCGTTCTTACATTCGGAGCAGAAAAACTTTTTATCGGCAAACAGGAATTCAGCGTTATTACAATGAGGACATATTACAATATACCTTCCGTGATTTATTTCTGCCCTTAATCTCTTATCAGATATTTCCCTATTAAGGATAGCAGGTCTATCCCTTAACCGCTTGCGGGCTTCAGGTCTATTAACTTTTGTAAAGTAGGATTCGGCGGTTTCAATTGTCATCATAACTCCTCAATAACAAAGTTTGCTCCCCACTCCCAGTTCCGAATAATCCAAGCACCAGAAGTCTTCATTCTCTGCCGCACCCAAATGCCAAACGCACTTATGCCTTTTTCCGCCCTTAGTTATTTCGTGCTCCATTTTGTTGATAAAGAAGTCAGCATCCAAGCCTAATTTGGTATTCTTAACTGTTATCCTATCCGATATTTCCCTTGCTAAAATTTGAGTTAGGTTCGTGCTGTCTTTGTTGATTATGGTTTTCGATATTTCAGCCTGCGGGTCTTTGAACCGTGCTATACCATAGTCGCAGAAGTCTTGAGCCTTGTCAGCGTCGGTTAGATATTTTCCGTCTAGTGTTAATGTCCTTTTCTGATACGCTGTTTGAGAAGTGCTATCTTCCGATTTCCTACTTACTTTTGTCTGGTCATCATAGTAAGTGCCTCTAGCTTGTAGCTTGGTGATATAAACGGGATGAGCAGCATTGTTGGTGACCGCTAACTTAATTGACTTGGCAAATTTGGTGGTTACTATAGAAATATTAGCTGTCTCATCATCGCCAGAGCCATCAGCTTTAGAGTTGGCAGTATAGTCGGTAGTAGCTACTGGAGTTGTCCAAGCATCTACGAATACTGGACTTCCAGCAACGGAAGCATCCCCCCACCAAGTTTTAGTCTCTCCCACAGCCAGAGATGGTATTTCTTCCAATACCCACAATGTTGTGAGTGCCTTCAATTCCCAAGGGGTAACAGTTGCTCTAACTTCGTTATAGACATTTCTAGCACTATAATCATAAGCAATGCTTACCATAGTATCATCAAAGGTAGCCTGGCTAGTTTGATGAGTGGCTGTATATCTATGGTGTCTGTCCTCATAGCAAAGCTCACCAGCACCATTGATATAAATAAAACCTAATTCGCTATCCGTTATGTCTTCTAACGCTGTTTTAGCTCTTACTTTATGCCAATGAGCATAAGGCACGCTATCCTTACCAATATCAATTTTGCGGAGGCTTATTGCCCTATTAATGCCCTTCAATAAGTTTTGAGCTCCCACAGAAGATATAAAATCAGTTGTAGCTATTTCCCTTTTATAGCCCGAAGGCATTATTTCGTGCCCGCCATCTAATACGGGCCAGTTAGCATCATCTAATATTCTATGGACAAGAAATCCTGTATAGTTATTTTTCCTTAAAATAGTATCTAATTCATGCCTTGCTAGAAAATCCAATCCATCTATTGCCGAAATATAGCAGTCTTGAGATGTCCAATCAGGGTGAGGTGTAATAGTTTCTATGTAGCCATAAAACAAATCGTAAGCTGCGGGTGATGTTGTTCTTACCCTGATAGCCCTCTTGGGTAGTAAATTCCCATATAAAGCACCACTGCTTAAACTCGGGCTGTATTTGCCATTGGCGTTATTAAGCCTGATATTCAAAGTGCCTGGGCTTGCCTTGCCTAATTCCGCATCCTTACCCCGTGAGTATCTAATTTCCTTGACATCCTCTGTTATATCTTCATTGGTATCAAGAAAATCGCCATCATTATCCCAATCACATTCCACAACATATACCGCAGTTGCCATTAAACTACTGCCTCACCATATAAGAGTCGCCTTCTATGCCTTAATACCGTTTCTATTTTAGCAACAAAGGTATCCATAGCTCCTTCGTTCTCCATAAATACAGGCTCAGTAAAGTTAATAATTGTATTACCCATCTTATCAAGCGGCACTATTGCTTCTGGCCCCTTTTCGCCAACTAGTGCTACTGTAGGACTGGTTACAATACCACCCTCTTGAAACTTGGGTAAAGTTATTTTCGCAATGTTAATACCAAATGTCTTCCCGCCTATAAGAGGAACCCAACCAGGTATATTTATTTGTATCTTATTAAGTTGCCGAATGAGCCAGTTAATCGCTGACTCAATGCCCGACCACGCTGCTCTAAAGGGAGCTAATATAAAATCTTTGACTGGAGCAAAGGCATCACCTATCCTTTTGGGAATTCCCTTAAACCAATTAACAACTCTGTTCCAAATATCCTTGACAATACCGACAATTTTGCCCCAGTTCCTGGCTATGAGTATTGGCAAGCCAACAGCAGGGAAGAGTACTGCTAGAATTTTATCCCAATGTTCTTGAAATATACCAGCAATCCAATTCCAAACTTCTTGGAAGAAACCAGCAATAGTATTCCAGGTTGATATTGCTTTTTCTTTTATCTTATCCCAATTTTTCCAAACCATGACGCCAATAGCTATCAAGGCAGCTATGGCCGCTATGGCTATTCCTATCGGGCCGGTAAGAACAGCAAGGGCTCCTCCAACAAGACCAACAGCAGTAACAATACCGGGAAGCATTATCAGCAGCGGCCCAAGAACAACCATTAAAGCACCTATAGCTGTAACGACAATGGTAAGCACACGGGCTAATTCAGGGTTTTCCTTCATCCAGTTTTGAACGCTAGTTACAACTTCTTTAATCTTTTCCACGAGAGGCATCAGGATAGGAATAAATGTATCGGCTATTGTCATTTTCAAACCTGAGATAGTTGCCTCTACCCGATACATAGCATCGGTCATTTCCTCTGCCTTTTTAGCTGCTTCTTCGTCAAAGACAATTCCCAAATCGTGGGCTTCTTGTCGCATTTCAGCTAGTGCTTCACTTCCCCTATCAAACATAGGTAGTAAAGCCATACCAGCCCTACCGAAAATATCTTGAGCTGTGGCTGCCCGCAAAGTAGGGTCTTCTAAATCAGCGATGGCTTGCCCAATCTCTAGGAATTGCTCCTCGGGGCTTAATCCAATTAACTCTTCAGCACTTAATCCAATCCTGTCAAAGGCTCTAATATAGGTTGTCATTCCCTCAGAAGCATCTACTATAGTCTTAGACATACGCTTCGTTGCTTTATCAAGACCCATTATATCTGTCCCGCTAAGTTCCGCAGCGTGTCTTAATTCCGACAAAGCCTCTGTAGAAAAGCCAGTTTTGCGTGCCATTTTAGCCACTTCATCGCCCATTTGGGCAAAAGTTTTGACACTCAAAACGCCAACGGCAAGAATAGCTCCGCCAGCAGCAGTCATTGCCATACCAATAGCCCTGTGGTGCTTTTGGATACCAGCAGCAAACCTACCCATTTGGCTATCAGCTTGACTAAGACCTGTTTTGAGACCTTTAATATCTGAGCTTATCTTAACGAAAAGCTCAGCTACTGGATTAGCCATTATTCTCCTGCCAAGACTTTAGCCAGTGCTTCACTGACCTCAGCCATATTAGATAAATTAATAAGCTCACCAACTTTGGTTAATGTCATCTTAGAATACTGGTCTTTAAGAAGAATATAAACGAGTTTCCTTAATGCCGATGCTTGTCTCTTTTCCAGTTTCGGCCCCAAGTCGGCAACTCCGCAATCAAACTCCTCTTCTATATTAGCAAGGACATTCAGGTTAAGTGGAGATAATTCATAATCCCTACCGCCTAGTTTGATTGTTTTTCTTTGCGGTGTGCCCAAAATGTTATCCGTCATTATATCCCCCTATACCAAACTACTTATAAACAAAATAAAGCCCCCAATTTCTATCCTGTGGCTTCTGAGGATGGTTTCCTAATAGATTTACGGGGTAATTTAATCCCTTTTTCTTTAGCTAATTCTTCTAGTAACTTTTCTTTAACTGCTTGCCGTTTCGGTTCAGCTCTCCGTAAGAAATCTTGAGGCTTGAAAACTTTACGGCTTTTAGAAGGAATAGTATTATAAATAGCAGCCAAGATAGAAGCTATATTGTAATCGTGGCAATACTGCTCTTGGGCTTCTTGAAATTGAAGCTCCTTGACCAGCTCATTAAATTGAGTGGGGGTTAATTCCCCAATCTCCTTCCTTGACCACTTTAATTTCCTAGCTATGTAAACAATCGCTTCATTGGCTGGCATTTAATACACCTCGCCCAATAACAATAAATTCCTCTTGGATAAGCTCCCCATAGATATTTTTAGTAGGGGAATCAATTCTGCCTTGACCTCTCCAGTAAGCCTTTGTGTTATCGGAAAACAAACGCACTTCTACTTCGCTAACAGGTCTATCAAGCCAATAAGACCTGGCGGTTACTTGCCACCTTGATAATTTAAATCCTTTGGCTTTGTCTTCAATATGACTGGAGAGCGTAACATCCAAATTCCAATCAAGAAAACCGCCAATCTGCTTGCCATTAAGGAATAGACCACCTAACCTACCATTCATTATGCTGTAGCAGCCTGAATCGCTCCCGTGCCCTGGAAATCGTATGAGTAAGTAACTGCTCCATCAAAGGCAACGCTTGGATGGACTGCGGTAATTATTGCCTTACCTAACCAACCTTGATAGGCTGTGCCACTTTCACCAAGCAGTAGATAGACTTCTGAACCGATAGACAGTGGGGCACCATCCTTTAAGCCTTCAAATGACCCTGACCAAGATGTCAAGCTTGGGATATAACTCCTAGCACCATCATCCGCAAAGTCTGTAGTTTCAATAACATCAGCCACAGAATCTATTGTCCAGGACTGAATACCATCAACTTCAGCTAACGCTTGAACATCATCAATATCAAAAGTGCCATCAGCTAAATCTGTAACCTGCTTCAAGCCTACGGATATTAACGAACCGAGATTAGCTGGGGTAGACAGCAAGGCAAAACATCTCTGCCAGGTATCGGCTGTCAATGCTGGGAGATTTAAGGCTTCAAGGGGCGAGGCACACTCGGCTGTATCATCCAGCATAAGTTGCAAGTCGCCATTGGCAGTAGTAAGGCTAGTTCTAGCCCACCATACAAGAGCATCATAAGCTGTTAAATCTTTAGAAATTACCTCGGTCATAAGGCGAACATCAGCCCCAACTGTAACTGTGGTAACACGAGCCGCATATGTGCCCACCTTGCCTGTTGTAGTGCTTGATGTACACCCAGATTCCGTATGCTCATCCCAAGCATCCTCGCAATCCTCAACTAATAATGCGGAGGTATAAACGCCCCCGCTTTTTCCAGAAATATGAGCCATATTATCCTCCTACTATGCTGATGCGACCGTTAGCGACCCTGTGCCCTGGAAATCGTAGCTGTAACTAACTAATCCATCATAACCAGTTGTTGGATGAATAGCGGTTAGAATAGCTTGCCCACTCCATTGCTGGTTGGCAGTATCACTTTCCTTCAACACTAGAGCAATTTCAGTGCCGATAGCCGTTGGGGCTGCGTCTTTAGCTCCCTCAAAGGAACCAGACCAGCCACTAATCCCTGGGATGTAGCTTCTAACGCCACCGTCCTCAAAGTCTGTAGTCTCTAATGCCTCAAAGACATAATCCAAAGTCCACGACTTTATTCCCTTGACTTCAGACCCAGCTACTGTTACTGCTCCTGCTTTTCCCGAAAGATGTGCCATATCTTTCCCTCCTTATTTTTATTGCCTGGCATAAACAACGAGTTCAAACTCAGTTGATAAAAAGGTTATACCCCCAAATGTCATTACCCCATAGCCTAAATTACGATTAAGCTCACAGTCATCGGCTGAAGCGTTAAGCGTAGTATCCCCATAAATTGCTGCTTTGATTGAATTAGTGCCTGTCGGCTCCATATAATCCATAAGTTTATTTAGTGCTGACGGTGTATCCTGTTTGCTTATTAAAACTATAATGCGAAACCGAGAGATATATGTCCCCGTAAAGGTCTGGTCATAATTCGTCTCCCCCGGCATAATGATGGCGCAGGGGAAGGAATTATAGGTATCTCTTAACTCATTGGGGGCATAGACACTCTTCAAGGCACTTATTGTCTGTAGCCTTGTTTTTATGCCATTGCCTATACTCTCAATGCCCATTATCGCCACTTAGCCTCTATAGCCCCAGCGATACTATCTAATATACCCTTCATCTTATCCTGCATCTTGCGGAAGCCATAACTAAACATACCCTCGCCATAGACCCTCCTACCCATCTCCATATGCCTTGCTTCCATTTTTTGTGTGCCATACTCAACAAAAGAAGCATATTCAACTCTAGTTCCAAATTTGGCATAGCCTTCCCCGAATTGTATTGGCCGTAAAATGCTACCCGCCAAGTTGCTTGTTATGCGAGGAGTTGCCGCCCCTGTCTCCCGTTGAGCTAATTGCGTCGCCTTTTTGATACCACCATCAAGGGGTTGGGTAACATTCTTTTCTTGGAGCTTTTTCTTTAGCTTATCTAATCCTATTATCTTAAGTGATACATCCATACTCATAGTTTATACTTCCGATATTGCTTTACTGTCTCAGCGACATCGGGGTCAATTCCCTTTGAGATTCTAATAGCCCCCAATTCACCACCCCCAACAACATCCTGATAAGCACTATCTTTTCTTTTCCAAGCCCTCATAGCGGTTATCAGGCAAGCCTGAACTATGGGTTTTGGATATTGATAGATATAAATATCCGCATCCTTCAAGTGGTCGGCATCGGTAGTTCCATTTAGCCCTCGCTCTATAGTCAACGCATTAGTAGAAATGGCAGTGATATAG